ATGGCAGCACACGCTTTAGATTAGGGTGCATCTCGAAAGGAAAGATTCCGGGGATTGCTATAGCATCACGCTTATCAAACATACGGAAGTCTGTAGGAGCAGCAGGAGTACCATCTCCAGCTTTGAAAGCATCAAGCCCTCTCATACTGAAGACACAGAGAACAATGTCTCCCGTCTTCACTGGAATATTAACAAGAGCTGTTGCACTTCCCGGCATGACGAGGGGAATCCCAAGTAGCGTTGCAGGCTCTGAGACAGAGCCATCTCGGTATTTAGTAAGAAGGGCTGGTTTTACATCTACAGAGTTGCCAGAGACACCAACCACGATACAAGGAAGGGCCGTTGAGACTTTATTTAGGTTGTATTCAATAATTCTATTTACAGCTTCACTAAAATTATCATACATCTCTTTTGACCTCGTAAGCGTCCATTTCTATATACCAATCATTTCCTGCGTACTCTCCTTTAAACTTCTGCCGCCTAACTAGATACGTCCCATCAATTTGAGTGTCCTTCGACTTAACAGCAATAAGGGACTCTGGGAAAATATTAGGGTTTAAAAGAGCAGTAATAGAGACACCAAGCATCCCTGCGCTATTTGAATCAACAACTCCAGACCTTTTACTAATATAGGCTGGAAGGCCAATCAACCCTGTGTCCTCTGATAATAGAAAGACCTCTTGGGATGGACTAGAGAAGGCACCACCCTTGTTTCTAAAATAGACTTTATTTCTATCTATTCGCCACTGGATATTCTGCTCATCTGCTATTTGATTAAAAACTTGGAAAGGTGTCCCATCAACAGGATAGGCAGAAGTGGTCTTTTCTTCTAGGGCTTGCTTCTTTGTGTTTTGCAAAAGAAGTGGCTTTCCAAGAGAGCTCTGCATGTCTGTTGAGATTGTACCAAGGGCAATGTTCTGCATCTGATTTACAACACCTTGTACTACCTCTGCAAGCGGCCTTCCAGATGGCACTGTGAAGGGCTTTAACACGCTATGCAGTTGGATGAAGGCTTCCCCTGCTTGTATCTTTGTAATAACGTCCCCACCGCGCTCAGAGGATGATATGCTAGTTGCGTTGCCTATGAAGATAGTAGCAGAATTATCAATGTCCTTATAGCCACACTCAAAGCGGATATAAGGATATTTAATCCTCTCAAATTTTGTTCTTGTATTTATTGATAGGTTGTAGACCTCAAAATTTGCGTTATTGAGATTACCTGTGTTATCTATATTCTTCTCAATATCAAACCGAATATTCAAAGGGGGTAGAATTTCTACAGCTTCGCCTGTGGCAAGATCACCAATAGTTAGCTTGTATGTTCGTTCGCGCTGTAGAAACATAAGTTACCTCTCAAAAAATACTAGACTAAGGCTGGAGGGTGTCTCCTCTCGCGTAGGAGAGTGGCTCGTTTCGGAACCTCTAGGAAGGCACATTAAGGTACTGCCGTTGTCATCCCAAATAATTGGGTACGCCTGCACTACTAAAAGATTGCCAAGAGAGAAAGGAGACCGTCCTTCACTGTAAACATCAAAGTGATAACGTCCCTGCCTCTTACTCCAAAAAAACTCAAAGAGGTATGCTACCCCGCCCAGTGTGGTTGTATAGCTATACGAGGAGTCCTCATAAAGAGGTAGCGTTGTATACATTATAAGTTTCCCCCACTTAACCAATTCGCAATACAAAGCAACCCTATGCCACCAACATTCACACCCCTGCCCTCACTTGTCATACAGTCATCTACTTCAGGAGCTGCAGGAGGGGCTGCCTCTGTTGTAGGGGCACTTGGGGAGGCTGGGTCTCCACTCCCAGTCCCTTTAGTTCCTTTTTGCTTTTTAGGAGAAAGGTCAACCTCTTTCCATGTCACCTTCCCAATACTTGCCTTTCCAAGGGTAACAAATCGCACCTCTTCCAAAGAAAGGTCAACAGCCAAGCTATCCCCAGTATCGGCATCTTCTGCAATGCTAAGACTTTTAATAACGCAGCTTGTTGTAATACTTTTTAGAAGATTATTATCAAAAATTAAAACTGTTAAATCTTTCCCTGTCTTTTGCCAAGACTCTAGCAATAGCTGAATGCTCTCCAGAGAAGTGGGTTGAAGCCCCTCTTCCAAAGTAACGGCAGGAAGGGCTGGTGATAGAAGATTTGAAAAGCCTTGTGGGATTAGCTTTTGCAAAGAGCTCGGCTTATCTGAAGAAATACTCACGTAGTCTGTGAGTACAGGAGCTGCTCCTATATAAGAGAGCGCAACACCAGTAGATAGACCATCCATGAAAAGATAGTCATCTACCTGCTCTGCTTCAAAATCTCGCCCAACAAAAATACCGCTGATTGAGATACTCAGCGGATTTTGTGTAATATGGTCAGAGATAACACTACCACTTTCAACTGGGTGCCTAGTAACATCCACGTTTCGATTTTGGCTAAAAGCCGTAACCGCTGTGAACATCAGTACAACACCTTCTGATGTTTTTAATCCAATCACTTATGGCCTCTTACTTGCGAGGATAGCTCGCCCTTGTTGCATCAAAAGTTGCACCCATTGCGTCTTCTACCACACGCTTAACTTGAGCAAGGTCACCACCATTAATAACGATGGTGTTAGTGTTCGATACACCCCCAGAAGAGCTTGGGAGTGGGAACGGGCTATCAAGCGGACGATCATCTCGGGTCGGGGGTAAAAAGTCTCCCGGCTTATACTCTAACTTTGGCTTCTTATTTTCACTTCCGGGGAAAACTCCGAAGAGCTTAGAGATAGCTACCATGCCATCTGTAGCAAAACCAACAGCACCAGACTTCTTTGCAGCGTACTCAATTAGGCTTAGGTCGTCCGAGAACATGCCCCAGATTGTATCCATGATTATCAAGACAGGTGCAAAAGTCATAAGGACTGTACGAGCCAAGGTCTTCAACATTAATCCAAGGCTTACAAAAGCTGCTCTTGTAGCAGCGCCGCCTGTAGCAGCAAGTGCAATGTTTAGTGCCCAGACCGCCTTAACAACATTCCAAACATCCTTAACAAGGCTAATAAGCCCCAGAGCCATCATAGATGCCTTCCATGTCACAAATGCTCCTGCAACAAAGAGTATCCAAGGAAGTAACTCAACAAGCACATTCAGAAGGTCTGCTACGAGATTAAAGATTTTAGACAATGCCTTATCAAGGCCATTCTTCAAAAGAGCAACACGGAGCTCTGTCCATGCAGTTGCCATATTGTTCTGGGCTGCGATACTAGAGGTCATCCACCGATCAAGGGCTCCCCCTTTCTTTGCAGTCTCTTCTAGCAGCCTACCAAATTCAACCAGCTTATCAGAAGTAACTTCCCCTGCTTCCATCATCTTGTACATCTCTGGAACGCTTTTTCCAAGAGATGCAGCAAATTTCTGAACAGCGCCGGGCAGTGCTTCAGCCAACTGGCCCTTCAATTCTTCAGACATAACCTTACCCTTGCTCATCATCTGAGTCAAAGCAGTCATGCCACGTTTCATTTTTTCAGAGTCAATACCAAGCGCCGCACCATAGAGAGAAGCCCCTTCAAAGATTTGTCTGGCACCCTTCTTATCAACACCACTACCTTCTGTGGCTGCTAGGATACCTTTGTATCCTTGCATCTGTGTTGACCAGTCGAGACCATATTTCTTGGAGAAGTCCTTTGTATATTCAAGCTCTGCCTTCCCTTGGGCTTGACTTCCTGTGATAGCAGAGAGTGCATTTTCAGTAGCCATAACCTCACGGCCACCTTGAACTATATTCATTGCTCCGTATGCTAGACCAATACCGGGGAAAAGCCCCCGTAAGACTCCAGATGCACCGCCTCCAAAGAGAGTCCTCGACATACCACCAAAGACTCCAGAGGCTCTTTGGTTAGAGTAAGGAGATGCCCCACCCCCGCTGGTGCCTCTGTTATTGCCAGAAGGAACACGGGGTAGGTTAGGTCTTGCCCCTGTTACAGAGCGAAGCTCTGCTGCAAGCACACGCATTTGTTGTGTGTATGTATTAAGAGCAGGGATGCCTGCTTTAAGCCGAGCAGTAATCACATCAATTCCAGCTGCAGCCTTTCCACTATCCTTAGCTGTAGCTCTTAGAGCTCCTGTAAGGCTCTTGCTGCCAGACATACCTTGGAAGGATTTGACAATCCCCGCCAGCCGCTTCTCTACACGACCAAGAGCAACGTCCACCTCTTTCAGGCCAGCACGGTCTATCTTGAAACCAACTGCCGCAAATAGACTTGCGATTTGCTCTGCCTTTCTAGCCATTGCCTTCCACCTTATTTACTCTGTTTCATTTTACGTTCTTGTTCTTTATGCTGTTCTTCTTGGATGGAATTATTCACATCAATAATTTCCAGCATATCGTACAAGTCTTCACACGTATAAATCGTCTGAAGGTCATTAAGTGTGGCAAGTCGTAGCTTGCTAGTTACAACAGTGTAGACTTCCCAGTCTTGAGAAAACTCTTTCTCTATCCGCCTAAACTCTCTATTGCTAGATACGCGAGGGGTTTCAGAGCTGCCTCCTTCACCCCCGTTAGCGGTTATTCTCCTGCTGTACCTAGCACGTTGAAAAGGCTTCCCCAGTTGAGAGCAACCACTTCCTGTGCCAGCTTGACAAGCTTGCCGTAGTCAGCCATAAACTCTGTATCAAAGTTCAAAGCCATCTTTTCTTTTGTAACACCAGACATAAGGCTCTGCATGAGCTCATCAACAGCAACATCATCCATGCTGTTCATCAAAGCACTGATTGCCATAACAGAAGCATCGTCTTCGTCCTTAGCTTCAGACAGAGCCTGAAGTGCTGGGCCAATAAGCTTGGCCAGATTCTTGAAAATGCGGATACCCTTTGTAGCAGGGAATGCCTGAATTTCATATTCGCTGTCACCTACTGTGACAACCTTGCGTGTAATAGCCATGTTTAAATATCCTCAGAATAAAAGAAAATCAAAATAAATCAAATACGGGTTTATAGTTTCCGCCAACTACGAGCTGATCTAGTGGAACAGTGAGACAGTTTATTGTCCAAGTACGAGTGCCAGCCTTATCTGAGAAAGACAGGGCAGGAAAGCCTGCAATGTATGCTTCATCACAGAAGAACAAAGAACTACCACTTTGGTCT